AAGCAGATGGAGGCGCTTTCGGCCCGCATCCCCGCCACCGAACCCCAGCGAACGCTTGAGCAGCATGAGGCGAGCAAGACGCTGCATGCGAAGAAGGCGGCATAGGCGTGCTCACAATCCTGCAATGCGTTCAAGAAGCCTGCAAGCGGGTTAACTTGCCGGTTCCGGGTGTGCTCGTCTCGAACCCGGACCCACAGGTCAACCAGCTCCAGGCTCTGACGAACGAGCTGATGCAGGAGACAATCAAGCGCTACCGCTTCCAGGTGTGCATCCTGAACCCCTCTTGGACGAGCGTTGCCACGCAGAACCAGGGGACGATCCAATCGCTGTGGGGAGTCGAACCCGAGTCGATCGTCAACGCAACGATGTGGGACTTCTCGCTGCGGCGGCCGATCTTCGGCCCGATGGACGACACGAACTTCCAGATCATTCAGGCGCTGATCCCCTCGGGTCCGATCTTCCAGTACCGCATCCAAGACAACAACCTGCTGATCCTGCCGCCGCCCCCGGCCGGCAACACCCACTCCGCAATCATCCGGTCGAAGAACTGGCTCGCCCTGAACGGCAACACGTCGACGCTGGGCTACTACATCCAGAACGACACCGACACCCCCCTGATCGACGACACGACTCTCATCATGGGGCTGAAGTACCGCTTCAAGAAGGAGAAGGGGCTCCCCTACGCCGAGGACGAGCAGTCCTGGGAGTCGATGATCGCCAACATCGCCCTGCGCGACGGCTCCAAGTCGATCCTGTTCCTCGACAAGCCCTCGCAAGAACTCGTGCCGGGGATCTTCGTGCCGTCGGGCAACTGGCCCCTGTCGGGCGGGACGCTCTAAGCGGGCGCAGCCATGCGCTCCGCCCTCCAAGACCAGAAAATTCCTGCGGCCCAGAAGTCGCAGATCATTACGATCCCGCCGCCCGTGGGCGGGTGGAATGCGCGCGATGCGCTACCGGCGATGCCGCCGACGGATGCCGTACAGCTCACCAACATGCTTGCATGGCCGTCGGACTGCCGCACGCGGTTGGGGTCGACCGACTGGGTGACGGGTTTTGGCTCCCCCGTCCAAACCCTGATGCCCTACAACTCCGCCACGCCGGGGTCGAAGAAGATCTTCGGGGCAGCGGGCACCGCGATCTATGACGTCACGTCGAGCGGTGCGGTGGGTGCGGGTGTCGTGACCGGCCTAACGAATGCCCAATGGCAGTACGTCAACTTCGGGACCGCTGCGGGGCAGTTCCTTGTCGCCTTCAACGGCGCCGACCCGTGCCAGATCTACAACGGCGCGTGGTCGAACGTGGTGACGATGAATGCCGGTGCGCTCTCGATGAGCACCATCACCAACGTCGGCATCTACCAGAACACCCTCTACATGGTGCCGGCGAACACGCTCGGGTTCTACTACCTGCCGGCGCAAACGATCCCCACTACGGGCGGCACGGCGACTTTCTTTAACCTCTCGGCGTTGGCGAAGAAGGGCGGCTACCTCGTTGCGATTGATACCTGGACGGTGGATGGGGGAGTTGGGCCGGAAGACTACTTTGCGGCACTGACGAGCGAGGGCGAAATCATAATCTTCCAAGGCTCGGCCTTTTCGATCCCTCTGGGTTCACCGGGCGCAATGAACATCGTCGGAGTCTACTTCGTCGCACGTCCGATCGGTAAGCGCTGCACGTGGAAGTACGGCGGCGACCTGCTCATCCTGACCGAGCGCGGCGTCTTCCCCATCTCCCGCGCACTCCAATCCGCCACCGTCGACAAGCGCGTTGCGGTGACCGACAAGATCGAGCCTGCGTTCGTGGCGAATGCGGCCGCCCTCTTCTCAACCTTCGGCTGGCAGATCGAAGCCCATACCGCAGGCCAGTTCCTGTTGGTCAACGTCCCCGCCAACCCCTCCACCCAATTCATCATGCAATTCCAGACAGGCGGTTGGTCCAACTTCACCGGCTGGAACGCCAACTGCTTCCTCTACTTCAATGGGGTGATGTATTACGGCGGGGCGACCACCGTCACCCAGTGTTACCTCGGGTCGAGCGACAATGGCAACCAGATCAACACGGTGTGCCTGCCCGCCTTCACGCAGCTCAAAATCCCCGGCCAGCAGAAGCACGTCAAGATGGTGCGGCCGTACTTCAGCGCGACGGGTAGCTTCACCTTCTCGATAGGGGCAGCGGTGGACTACTTCGTCCCCTATCCGCCGAATTCCCCAACTGCCGTTACTACCTCGCTCTCGCTCTGGGACGTGGCATTGTGGGACGTGGGCGTGTGGGGTTCGCTCGCCGCCCAGTCGAAGCCCTGGACCACCGTTCAGTCCTTCCCCTGCGTCGCCTTCACCCCCTTCTTCCAGATCGCCACGAACTCCGCCACGATCATGCTCGAAGCCTATGACATCCTGTTTGCACGCGGCGGGGTGTTGTGATATGCTGGCCGCAAGAGTGAACACTCACTTACGTCTTGGCGCCGCCTCCGGCGCAAGCGGCCGCGTGAACGAACCCCTTAACTCTTGAGGGCTTATGGCTGCTCCTACCATTCCGAACTACATCGGCCCTGCGCAGACTCCCGGTGGGCCGCTCACGGGTCCGCTTGGCGCCGGTACGAGCGCGGCGCTCGGCGGGGCGAATCAGGCGCTCGGCGGCTTCTCGACGGCTAACAATCCGACGTACGGCGGGCCGCAGACCGCCGGCAACCTCGCCTTCAACCCCGCCGGCGTCGCCCAGAACCTCTACCAGAGCCAACTCGGCCTGCTCGAACCGGGCATGCAGAGCCAGTTCAATGCGCTTGACCAGAACCTGAAGGCGCAGGGTTACGACACCAACCAGGCCGGCGGCGCCCAGACCGCCGAGAACAACCTCATGAACCAGCAGAACCTGGTGCGGGCGCAGACGGCGAACTGGGCAGCAGGGCAAGCAATCCCCCAAGGTGCCCAGCAGCTCGCCGCGCAGGAGTCGATCCCGCTCACCCAGCAGCAAGTCGCGCAGGGAGCCTTCGGCGCGGGCCTCCAGAGCGCCCAACTCCCCATCTCCGAAGCCCAGGGCCTGACGAACATCGGCCTGGGCGGCATCGGCGTGGGCCAGCAGCAGTACGCGAACCAGGTCGGCCAGTACAACACCGGCCTCGCCAACCAGGCCAACACGATGAATGGGTTGCTTGGGCTCGGGCAGGCTGGCCTCGGCGCCTACGCCACCAACCCGCAAGCCATCAACGGACTCTTCGGTGGGCTCGGCTCGGCTATCGGCACCGGTGCGAACTGGCTCGGCAACCAAGTTGGCAGTGCCGGCAACTGGGCCAGTGGCTTGCTCGGACTGGGTGGCGGTAACAGCGCCCTCGATCAATTGACCTCCTAAGATGGCCCAGCTTCCTCCGAACCCCTACGCCAGCGGCCTTCTCGTCGCCGGGACGGGGCCGAACGGCTCCTCGACCAACTGGACGACGCAATGGGACCCGGCCACGGGGACCTACGCCGCCAACTCAGGCTTCGGGCTGGCCCCCATCTACACCGCCGACCAGTTCAGCCAGCTCATGGGTAAGCTGCCGGGGAACGAGTCCTTCGGTGGGGGTGCGCCCAACCCTCTCACCTACAACCCCGACGCCTCCAAGGGGAGCGGCCCGAACCTCGCCGGTACGGTGAACGCTGCCCGCCCCAGCGCGGGCGAAAACCTCATCATCAACACCGGCCAACCGGGCGGCGCTGTCTCCCCCGGTATGCAGGATGTCTCCTACATGCTCGACCCGAAGACGGGGTATTACGTTCCGTCGAGTGCGTCGGGCACGGCGCCCTTCAAGCAAGACATCCTCGATACGCTCGTGCCGGGGGCGATCCTTGGTACGGCGGCTGCGGGGCTTGGGATTGGTGCGGCGGGGGCGCTTGGAGCGGGTGGCGGTGCGGCTGCTGGGGAAGCAGCAGGTGGAGTGTCCTCGATCGCCGATCCCACCGCCGGTTTCATCGCCAGTGCGGAGCCCGCCGGTCAGATCGCAGGCGGCATCGACATTGCCAGCGCGGCGCCCCTTGCCGAGGCGGGCGCCGCTAGCCTACCCGCCGCCACCTTCGGCCTCGACCAAGCCGGCAACTCCTCCCTCATCAACGACATTGCGAACGCTGCGGCGGGATCGACTGCCCCCCAACTCGCCGCAGATAACGCCGCGGCGGCTGCGGCAGGCGACGCCGGCATTACTGCTGACATTGGTGCAGGCGGCAGCAGTCTCGGCGACACCCTCCAAAGCCTCGGCCAGAACAAGAGTTTGGTGAATGCTATCGGGAAACTGCTTGGGGGTGCGCTGGGCGGCGGGCAGGGGATTGGTGGGGGGAACGCGGGTGGGATAGGCAGCGCCGGCTCCGTAGGCTACACGGGCGCCGGCGGCAACGTCGGCTACGTTCCCGGCTACTCCCCCATTCAAGCCCAATCCCAGAACATGAACCCCGCGCTCGTCACCGCCCTGCGCGAGATGCTTGGACAAGGGAACCGTTCGTATGGCTAATTTCACCGATCCCACGCAGCAACTTGCCGAACAGAAGGAGGCCATGGGCCTGCCGGCCGATGTCCAAGGCCAGCTCAATCAGGCGATGCTGCGCCAAGCGCTCGCCCAAGCAATGCTCCAACGCGGCATGCAGATGCCGGAGGGGCAGACAATCGCTACGGGCGCCGGCGCTCCCAACCGCTATGTCAAACCGTCGGCCTTCCAATACCTCGCCAGCCTCGCCAACACAGCAGCCGGCGCAAGTGGCATCGGCAAGTCCCAATCCGACATCACCGGGATCATGCAGCAGTTCCAACAGGCCCAGCAGCAGGAAACGGCCCAGAACCAAGCCACCGCGCTCGCCCACAACCAGATCCCCGGTGCTTCCCCCATCACCAACCCCGGCCAACTCCCGCCCAACCTCCAAGGCGGCTACTTCGCCGAACTCTCCCAGCTCGACCAAGCTAGCCGCTTCCCGGAGAATCGCGCCCGCGCGATCAAGGAGGCCGGCGTGGCGGCGGACCTGGGTAAGGCGCAGGCGAGCGAGGCCGGCCAGACGCAGCGGGCAGTATTCGGCGCCGCCGCTCCGCGCGCAACGGTCGGGAGTGTCGTTGGGGCGTCAAACGAAACCCCTCTCGGCGGCGCAGCCCCTCTCCAAGCCCCCACCGCACCCACCCCCGGCTCCGACATCAAGCCGATCGGAATGGGCCTGTTCTACGACCACATCCGCGACAAGATCTTTAAGATCAACCCGACGACCAACCAGGTCGAGCCCGTTGCGGAGGAAACCCTCCAAGGCAAGCAAGCGCTCGCCTATCAGCAAGCCCGCCAGGAAGGCCAACTTGAAGTCGCCAAGGACAAGGGCCTCCAGCAGTCGTTCGACGAGAATCAGAACGACGCCACAATGATGCAGCATCTTCAGGATGCACAAAAACTCCTCGGCTATGTCCATACTGGCTGGGGCACGAACGAATTCGTCAAATTCAGCGCAGCGGCGAAGCGGCTCGGCATCGACCTTGGGCAGAACCCAGCGCCCGTCGAGGCCCTGCGCGGCCTCATGACCCCCCTCATCGGCCAGACGATCCACGCCGAAGGCGTCTCCGGCCGCCTGTCGAGCGCCGTCAAAAACGCCTTCGACAACAACCCCGGCAATGTGGATCGCCAGAAGCCCGCAATCGACGCCGCTCTCCAGCGTGCCATCGCCGACATCCAATCCCAGTTCAAGGTACACAATCAGCTCGTCGATCAGACGGCGGGGATTCTGAAGGGGAGCGTCGCCGACCCGCGCACGGTCACGCGCTTCCGCCTCACCCCCGAAAACACCGCCCGCACTCCCTTGCCGGTCGAAAGCATCTTCGAGCCCCCGACCTACGACTTCACCAAGGCAGCGCCCTTCCCCCGCGCCGCAACCGGCACCGTGACCCACTGACCCATGGGTACCATCATCTACACCCTGAAGGACGCTTCGGGCAACCCCATCAAAGGAACCTTCCCGGACTCCTTCACCCAGGACGATGCGCAGAACTACGTCCTGAGCGGACCGGGGGCCGCGACGATCGCGCAGGGCTCGCCCAATGTCCCACTCGACAAACCCGTCAACACCGGGTTCGACATCCTGAAGTCGGCCGGTGCGGGAATCGCCAAGGCCCCCGGCGACATTGCCCGCAGTGCGCTCGATCCGCTGCTGAAGGCCGTCACCCTACGGCCTCCCCAATGGGAGATCGACGAGTTCAAGAAGGGGACCGGCGGCACGCCCCTGCCCGAGCAAGCCTACCAGTGGTTGCGCTCCCACCTGATGCCGGGGGATCTGCCGGGTGCGGGGTACGAACCCCAATCGCAGCTCGGCACCTATGCCAAGCCGATTGCGGAGGGTGCAACCACGGCCGTCATGGGTGGCGGCCCAAGCACGACCGGCGCGAAGGTGGTCAACGCCGCCCTCGGCGGCACCAGCGGTGCGATCGGCGAAGCCGGCAACCAGATGGGCCACCCGGTGCTGGGCCAGATCGCCTCGATGCTCCCCTTCCTCGCCTCCGCTGGCGTCCGAGCAGCCTCCGCCCCCGTCGGTGCTCGCAATGAGGCAGTCAACCTCATCGAGAAGCAGACCCCGCAGGCCGAGATCGACCGCGCCAGCATGCTTGAAGACGCCGCCCGGAAGCTCGGCCTGGACAAGACGATGTTCTGGCAGCATTTCGGGCCGAATGAGGCATTGCGCATCCGAGGGGAGTCAGCTGCAGCCCAGCCGAACGCCGGTCAGATCCAAGCGAACCTGATGGCACAGCAAGGCGGCCTCCCCGGCGGCCAGAACGCCGCCGTGAACCAAGTCGCCTCGAACGCCCAGCGCGTACTGCCCCAACTCCCCGGCAATGCAGCCAACCGCCTCCAGACGATCTCGAACCTGATGTCGAACCTGCAATCGACCGGCGAGTTGCGCAACGCGAATGTGAGCGCAACTTCCCCCGTTGCCCACGCCTCTCAAGAAGTCGGCCGCGCCGCCATGGCCATGCCGATCATCGAGAAGGCGGGGGAGGCGATCGTCGGGCCGGGGTTTGGAGAGGGCCTGAACACCGCCGTCGGCGGCCTGCATCTGGCCCGCACCCGCGCGATGGGGAACATCCTCAAGGGCGGAGAGCAAGCTGAACTCGACCGCCTCTATGCCCAGCCCACCTTCGACGACTTCCGCAACGCGCTGCTCGTGAACCCGCGCACCCGTGCGCTCTCGGATGTGGCTCGCGCCTATCTTATGCCCCAGAACCAGGATCAATCCAAATGAGCTTCAACGGAACGGGCACGTTCATTCTGAACACTGGCGGATATCCTTATCAGCCTAATACATTGATCGTCAGCGCGAACGTCAACGCGCTGCTCAATGACATCGCCAACGGGCTCTCGCTCACGGTCACACGCGACGGGCAGATGTCGATGACCGGGCCGCTGCACATGGCCAACCAGCTCATTGACGGGATCAAGAATCTCCAGTTCGGCAGCGCAACCACGAGCCCCGGCGGCGCCCAAAACGGTTTCTACCTGACAGCCGCCAACACGATTGGGGTGGGGATCAATGGGTCTGTGGTCGGGAGCTTCACTTCGACGGGACTAAATGGCATTGCGATCGGCGCCACCACCACCTCAACGGGCGCCTTCACTACCCTGAGTGCGAGCGGGGCCTTTACCGTTGCCGGCATTACTAACACTGGCAGCGACACCGCCACCGCTTTCATCCCTACAGGAGCAATCGTCCCCGCGAATGGAATGTACCTCTCTGCCGCCAACACCCTCGCCTTCGCCACCAATACCACCTTCGCAGGGGAATTCAGCAGCCTTGGCAATTTTCTGATCGGCACCTCAACAGACGCCGGAGCAGGATTCCCACTTCAAGTGTTTGGCAGCACAAACGCTCCCCAACTTGTGCGCAATTGGGTCAATAGCACAGGCGCTTCCGCCCAAGCAATCTTCCGTTGCCAGACCGGAACCGCAAATTCCATCTTCAGCATGGGATTGACGGACAATGGGGCGCCGGTAGCACTGCTGGATGTGGGCGCCGGAGTAGCTTCGTTTGGGATTTCCGTCTCCGGTGCAGCCGCCATAAACATCAACACCGCAACTAAAGGTGTTCAGGTCAACGCCCCATCGAGCGGAACAGCCTTGCATATTGGATCGGCGGCAAACGCCATCGCCGCCGACGTGAATTGGGATGGGGCCGGAACCTATTATGAAGTAGGTTCACGTGATATCCCCTTCAACACCCAAGCCAGCACTTACACTCTCCTAGTGACCGATCGCGGCAAGGTCATCAACGAAACCGGCCACGCGAACGTCACCGTCCCGAACGCCGTCTTCTCCCAAGGCAATGTAGTCTCAGTGCTGAACAACAGCGCCACCGCCATGACTCTCGTCCAAGGCGCCAGCATGTCGATGATCCAGGAGGGTACAGGTGCAACCGGCAACCGTACCATCGCAGGTAACGGGCTCGCCACGATCCTCTTCACCGGCGCCTCCCAGTGCTACGTCGGCGGTCCGGGGGTAAGCTGATGGGAGTCGCACAACAAATCCTCGCAGCCGAAAGCGGAGTCCCCCTCGTCCAAGGCACCATTACAATCGGCACTTCGGGATCTTCGACCGGCTTTGGTGCGGGGTTTGGCTCCAAGAGTCTATCCTTGGATACTGACACCCTGACGGTACTCTCTTACAACAGCACCGGTACCATCACCAATGTCACCTTCACAAGTGCCCCGCCCACTACCGCACCTCTCTTTGTGATTTTCGGCACCACCGCCGCTTTCATTTCCAATCATACGGCCACCAATTGGCAAGCCTCGGGGGATATCTTTAACATCGGTAGCCAGGCCGGCACGGTCAATGTGAGCATTACTCAATGAGTGTCCTTTCGACCTTCGCCCGCTGGCTCGGCCTGTTCTTGCTTTCCCTACTGGCAACTGCGAGCGCCCCTTTCCTAGTCCTCTTCACCCTGCCCTTCTGCCGCGAGGACTTCAACAACGTCCTTCCCTCGTGGCTCCAATGGTTCAACACGCCCGACGACCGGGGCGTCGACCAGGGGATGTACGAGCACCAGGTCTACCTGATCTACCACCGCTTCGGCTGGGTCGTCAAGACGTGGTATTGGCTCGGCGTTCGCAACCAGCTTAACGGCCTGTTCGCCGTGCTCGCGCCGACCACCGGCCCCGGTAAGTTCTCCTGGTTCACCGCGAACGCTGCTCCCTACCCCCGCACCAAATCCCCGTTCACCCCCGGCCGCTGGCTCATGACTGCCTTGATTGACGGCCGCGGCTACTTCGAGTTCGACTGGGTGTGGAAATGGTCCGCCACTCACTGCGGCATCTTCCGCGCCGGCTGGAAGCTCGAACCCCTCACCCACGCACCGGGGCCGGTGATGTTCTTGCTCCAGCTTAAGCCCTGGCTGACGATCGACTCCACCACCTGAAGTGGGTACTTACGAACTTGACGCCCTCCCACCCACGCGCTACGCTCATCTGACCCCTTTGGAGACTTCTGATGCAACTCGAACTTTCTCCCGCGACGCTGGACGAGATCGTCCGCGCGCTTCAACTGAAAGTGATCTCAGGCTTCAACCCCGGCCATGCCCAGACGGCGATGATGGATCTTCAAACCGCGATGCAAGCCACTGTGAAGGCGCCTGGGGCAGCAGAGTGAGTGATTATGATCCCGTCGCGTTCGGGCGGCTTGAGGAACGCGTTGAGGGGCTAGTCAAGGGGCAGGAGAAAGTCTCCGCTCAACTGGAAACCATCATCGACAAGATGAATCAACTTCGTGGCGCAAAATGGGCGGTGGGCTCCTTCATCGCGGTGATTGCCTCCGGCGGTACCCACCTCCTGCACAAGTGGCTTGGATGATCGCAAACCGTGTGGAGGTCGGACCCAATGGCAGCTTCGCCGAGATCCTCGACGATACCGGCGCTCATGTCATGTGGACTGCCGAGCACACCTACAACTCCATTCCCAAAGTACCCGCCGGAACCTACACCTGCCAACGCGGCCTCCACACCATCCCTACCGGAGAGCAATTCGACACCTTTGAGGTTCTGGCCGTTCCCGGTCATACCGGCATCCTGTTCGTCCACCCCGGCAACCTGCCCCAGATCGACAGTGACGGTTGCTTCCTCTGCGGCAAGGCGCTCGGATTCGTGAACAACGCCCGCGCCGTCATCATGTCCCGGCCTGCGTTCGCCGCGTGGTCCGATCGAATGCGGGGGATCGACACCTTCCAGCTCACAGTGAATGACCCCTCATGACTCTCTGGCAACGAATCGGACTTACATTTCAGGACAAGGACGGCAGTGTCGCGGTTCCCGAAGTGGTTGCGGTTGTTGCTTCTCTCAATTGCATTGTTTGCCCTTTTGTCGATTGGGTTCATCGGGGTGAGCATTACCCTGTTGGTACTGTCAGCACGTCTCTTATGGGCCTTATCCTGGCGCTGGCTACAGCACAGCGCGTCCGAGATGGGCTCTGGAAACCCGATCATGACGAGGGAGAGCACCAGTGATCCCGATTGGCTTGTGGAAGTACGTGGGGATCATAGCCGTGATCCTGGGCCTTGGACTCTGGATCGAGAGTTTGCGGGTGACGGTGGCACGCCAACAGTTGACGATCCAGCAATACCAGAGCGCGACCGCCTTGGCGAAGGCGGAAGTCGAAGCGACCCGAGCGGCCGACGCGAAGACGGCCAAGGAGATCAGTGATGCGAACGATGAACAAGTCCGCGAGTCTAGCAGCGCAATTACTGCTCTGCTCCTGCACAAGCCTGCCGCAGGCGTGCCCGCCCCCGCAGCTCATCCAACCGCAGCCCCCGCAATCGCTGATGCAGGAACCGGCGGACAGCCAAGTGGAGGCAATCCTCCAAGCCCTGACTGTGCGGTTGTGCCAGCTCGATCCGACGCAGCCGAGGTGCTCGGCGTTGCGATCCTCGGATGGGAGCAGGTGAAAGCATGGAGACAGTGGCAGAGGGAGACGGCGGCTACCCCTATGATGCCGTCAAGATAGTCTGGCAGGATGCGGAGACGGATGACGGCGGGTGGCAAGTCCACTCGGAGCTCGCCCCCAAGAAGCACCTGTGCATCACCTACGGGTTCTTGCTTCAGAAGACCAAGGACTTCTGCCTGATCGCCTCGACAATCGGCATCAGTGCGGGTGAGCCGGAGAATTGCAGCCGCTTCCAGATCCCGCGCGGCATGGTCCAGTCAATCACCGTCGTGGAGAAGCGTGCGATGAAGAGGAAGCGGAAGACTGCCCCCAAGGTTGCTGAGCAGGCTCCCAATGCCAACCCCTAAGCTCTACAACCGGGAAAACCTCGCCCCCATCATCGAACACTACAGGGAGAAGGGGTCCGTCCAGACCGCGCTCGACCTCGGCATGACCCGTCACCAAGTGGACTACGCGGTCCGCACGGCGATGGAGATGGGGATGGATGTGCAGAGGCGCCGGCCGATGCAGGCGGCGATCAAGGAGCGCATCCAGCGCATCGAAGGACGCCTGCACAAGGAGCTCACGGACGGCTACGTCCTCGTCGGCTCCGATTGCCACTATTTCCCCGGTGTTGTCTCCACCGCCCACCGCGCGTTCGTCAAGCTGTGCAAGGAGATCCGGCCGGCCGTGGTCGTCCTGAACGGCGACGTGTTCGACGGCTCGACCATCTCCCGTCACCCCCGCATCGGCTGGGACAGCAAGCCCACCGTCGCGCAGGAGCTGAAGGCGGTCGACGAGTGCACCGGGGAGATCGAAGACGCCGCCGGCACCCACGAACTCTACTGGCTCCTCGGGAACCACGACGCCCGCTATGAGACGTTCCTGGCGGCCCACGCGCCCGAGTTCCAGAACGTCGACGGCTTTACCCTCAAGAGCCATTTCCCGGCTTGGAAGCCTGGCTGGAGCCTCTTCCTGAACGAGGATTGCGTCATCAAGCACCGCTTCAAAGGAGGCATCCATGCCACGCATAACAATGTTCTGTGGGCTGGGCGAACAACTATCACTGGACATCTGCACTCCCAGCGAGTCACACCACTTTCTGATTACAACGGGACCCGGTGGGGAGTTGATTGTGGAACGATGGCGGCACCCTATGGACCGCAGTTCCAGGACTACACGGAGGACAATCCGAAAAATTGGCGAAGCGGATTCGTGCTCGCTCGCTACTGGAGAGGGCGGTTGCTAGAGCCGCAGACGGTCACGGTGCTCGATGAGGAGGCGGGGCTGGTGAGGCTGGGGACGGGGGTGTTTGAGGTATGACAAGCGACGACCCCGCCATTGCCCTCGCCTGCCTCCTCACCCTGATGGGCTCGATCTTCTGCCTGACGATGTGCTGCGTCTATCTCATCCTGGCGTGGCATGAGGAGGGGACGAAGCGCCGGCCACGAAAAACGGACGACTCGGATCGCTAAGGTCCAGATGGTAATGCCCCGCCGCCTGCCCCGCCGCCATGATGTCCTCGATGCTCGTCTTGTGGGGAAAGTACCGCTTCGCCCAGGCGTAGGTCTCCGCGTACGACACCCGCTCCCGCCGACGTATCATCTCGGACAACCTCTCACTCTGGACCCCCTCCTGGGACATCCCGATCTTTTCGAAGACGAATTGCATATCGGGTTCGAGGTCGGAGAGCATGTCGATGGCGGTCTGGAGGTCCTTCCGTTCGACGATTAGCTCGTCCGAGCGCGACGCCGCCATCACCATCGCGACCTTGTGGGCCAGGGTCTGCTTGCGGGCAACGTAGCCCCCGAACCGCGCTGGGTCCATGAGCTGTGACTCCTCACGGAACCACTTCTCGTACCACTCCTCCCCCCACTCCCTCGCCTCCTGGGAGAGTGAGTACTCACCAACCATCTCGGAGATGTGAGTCAGATCGGCAATGAGATCGGCACGCCGCTCCGCGAACCCCATCGGGCTCACCGGATAGGCGACGTACTTCTCCTTCTCCGCCGCATAGACGAACAGGCAGCGGGAGGTGAACCCGCCCCCGACCATGTATTCGGGCAGGTTGGCGGCGATCCACTCGGGCGTCGTCGCGGCGAGCACATTGATCCACGGGTTGACCACCTCATCCGTGCCGCTATTCTTCGTGACCTTGGTAAAGGGCTTCCCATCCCAGAGGTGGACCAGCATGTCAATCATCTGGCGGTCGCGGGGGTCGACCAGGTTGCCGAACTCGCTGCTGTTGATCGTCAGGGGGCTCATAGTGTAGAGCTGGTCGCGCCACTCGAAGGTCGTCCGCACCTCCGCGAAATGGCTCACCAGGGCCTGCCAGGTGACCACGGCGGGGCCGAAATGGATGCCGGGGACCTCCCGGAGCAGGTTCATCGCGGTGTCGGCGGTCGTGGACTTGGCGACGATCCCCGGTGGGGCCACGAAGACGATGTAGAGATTGGGCTTCCACTCCCAGTAGGGGAACTTCATCCAGACGCGGCCGCGCAGGGCGCCGGCTATCGCGCTCACCCCTGCCCAGAGGTTCATCCGCTTCGGGGCCTCACTGAAGCCAGCGTAGTCGACGTAGGCGGCGAGCCAGTCGGTCAGGCGTCGACTCACCCGCACTCCCCCCAGCTCACCTGCGACGTTTTCAAACCCACCGGAATCCTCAAAGGCTCAGGATACGGGATCGCAACGGATTGGGCGAGGTCGACGATGGCTCGGCGATAGTGAGGGGCTTCGGCGATGGCATACTGCCCGACGAGGGAATCGTGGACCTGGAGGAGGATTTGGGCTCCGGGGAGCTCGCCTCGCAGCCGGTCCCAGATCCGGTTGATGAGCAATCCGATGGTGGACTGGGGCACCCAGGCAGCAGCTCGATTGTAGATGTTGCCCTCGATCCGGTCGAAAATGTACCAGCGATTTCCCCAAGCATTTCGCACGCTTCGCTCGGCGTCCACTCGTGCCTTGAGATCAAGCTGCCATTGCCGGATTCGTGGAAATCTCCCAAGGTACCACCCTTGAATGCGCTCAACCTCCTTAACACCCAACCCAAGTCGTTTGGCAATTCCACCTGGAGTTCCAAGGTAATTCGTAGCGTGGGCGAAGGATTTGAAGGTTCGGTAGCGGGGGTGCTCGCGGGTGATGGTTGGGTCATTGTAGTACTCCTTGGCGATCTCCACGTAGGGGTTCAGGCCGGCGGCCAGCATCGCCTTCAGCTCCCCCTCCCCACTCTCCCACACCACGACCCGCAGATCGGCGCTCGACAAATCAATCTCGAACATCTCCATGCCGGGGTCGGGCAGGAAGAGTTTGCGGATGTTGGGGAGGACGAGTTTAAGTTTTGGCGTATCCATTCGCCTTCTCCCATTCCCAGCGAATGTGACAAGCCTCCGCAAAGTCCCGGCCGTGGTACAAACGTAAAGTCTTTTTTCTACCGGGGAAAGCTAGCGCAGTCCAATAGATGTATTCCTTGCCGTTCTTACGGCACAAATTCCTACTAACGCCTACAACCCCAGAGGTGTTAGTTTTAAATGTGTGGCGATTGATGCAACTTTCTCTGCGATCAACCCAGCGACAATTTGCGGGTCCATATCCCAGTAAATTATCAACTCGATCAAGTACAAAACCAGCGGGGCGCTCCCCCATATCAATCAAGAAGCGCTCAAACTTCAGCCAGTGTGCGCAGACTCGGATGCCACGGGCGCCATAGGCTTGATACTGTCGTCTATACGATACTTGGCAACGCCTTACCATAGCGTACCAACTTTGATAGGTTCGTTTGCGCCCCTCAGTCATCATTACCCTCGGGAATGTTTTGCAGATTTGCCCCGCTGCCAAACGCATTCTGGCTCGACGACAGCCGAAAGGTGGTCGTCCCCGCCACATTGTACGAGCACCGTAGGCGCCCGTCCACATCGGGCTTGCTCTCGACGAAGGTCGACTTGAAGACGCCGAGGCGGCGGATCTCCAGGATGCGGCGCACGAGCGGGCGGACGAGCGGCGTGCGGGCGGCGATTTGCTCCAGCGCCTCTTCGTTTGTGCTCGCCTTCATCCCCTCCTTGGTGCGGATTTTGACGACCGGTAGACGGAAATCCTCGTAAAAAAGGGTGTGGAGCTGCTTGGGCGATCGTACATTGAGTTTGTGCGAGAGAACACGCTCCAACCAATCTTCACGGGTCTTGATCTCTTGGCGTAGTTCCCCCGACAATCCCTTTTTGACCTCTGCATCACAGCGTACTCCTCTCACCATCGCATCGAGTGCATGCCACCACATCTGGTGCTGGAACACGCACTGGTCGCGCAGCCCTTCGGCCTCGATCAGCGGCGCAAGCGCCTGCCCGATCTCCCACGTCGCTACGCAATCTCGACAGTTATAGCTCCATCGGCCAAGATCATCTTCTCGCTCGTCGGCTTCCTTGGACTCTTGCTTCCAGAAATGGTGATAATCGCAGTAAAGGCTGGACAGCGTATTAAGGTCTTTATCGGTCCCGGGCCAAAGGACGTGGTGTCCAACCATCGTGTCAAATCCAAGACGAAGTTTGAATCCCCATTGGCGGAAGATGTATTGGATGTCGTAGGAGAGGTTCTGGCCGATGATGCGGGCGTTGCGGTGAAGGAGAAGGTGTCGTAGCCCACGAACAATGGAGTGCTCTTCAGATTCGCCCCAATAGTTGCTCCGGGCGCGGCTCCAGAAGGGGATACAAAGGGCATCGGTTGCGGACCAGCCAATCCCAATGCAGTCAATTTGGCCGCGACGGGTTTCGATGTCGATTGCAAACGCCTGTGGTCGCAGCTCGCACAAGTTCCTGAGGGATGCAATGTGACCATGAACCTGCTCCAGTGTGGGGTTGAGGGTGAATCGAAAGTTGGGCTTGCGGAGCCCATTCGCTAAGACGTCACACCCACGTCTAAGGTCCCGACAAACGTATGGCCGCCAACTCCATTGACGGAGTACAGCCGCAGGGTGGTAGGTAGCAATGACTGATCGAGATGTACCATCTCCGAGAAGATCCAATCCGAACGTAGAACCTCGCCAGTCCCCGATCCCCCAGTTCCCCGTAAGCGCCCAAAGTGCCAAGTTCCCGAATCCGATCGTAAGATCAGGCTGAACCTGGGCAAGTTCGGCTTGAAGGCATCGGAGGGAGTCGGCGACGAGGGGGTGGAACGCAAGCTGGCGTCCGCCAGTGATAGGCGCAACCCATTCCCAGCCTTCCGGGAGCTTCCTCTTGAAGCTGACGAACGCGTCGAGCTTGTTCTGGGGCGGGCGGATTTTGAGGACATTGGTGACATAGCACTCCGCCCGCTCGATCCCCGCTTCTTCGAGGAGCTTGGTGAGCTCTGCGCCGGCTGCGCCGACGAACGGTTTGCCTTGGACTTCTTCATTCGCTCCTGGTGCCTCCCCCACTATCATCACCCGCGCCGGTATCGGCCCCCACGACCCCACCCGTTTCGGCAAGGAACTCGGTTCGGGCGGCGCGCAGGATTCGGTCATAGATCGCTTCGAGAAGAGTGAGGGAGGAGAAGGCACAGCCGATCGAGTCGCTGCGCAAGTGTGGGCGCTCCGGCGTGCTCTGGAGCCACATCAACTGGCAAAGCTGCTGGATCGACTCCACGTCCATGCGGTCGGGCTCGAAGCGGGTGAGGTGCTCGCCGAAGATCTCGCTGAAGCGGACCCATTGGGGGTGGGTGAGGTTCACATCGGCTCCTTCGAGTAGGGGCTCCACAGCCCACAATCCTCCTTGTGGGGCTTGGCCTGACACACCGGACAGACAACCGCCGTCGGCTTGCGACCAGCAATCGCCCCGCCGCAGCACGTCCGCAACCACCCCTTCTGGAGGTCATACTTCCATTTCGCCCCGCCGCAGATTGGGCAGGCGTCCTTCTCGGGCATTGGGGCGTTGGCCCCGCACACGCAGATCAGTCCGGGGAATATGTCCAGATCCTCCGCCCGCATCCGAAGGATGGACCCCCGCCCGCATCCGCAATTCCTCTCCATCTCTACCATGTCGGCTCCGTTTTCCTGATCGACTCAATCACCCGCTTGACCTGCTCGACCCTCTTCCATTGGAGCTTGTACTTCAGGATCAGGCCAATCTCCTCGTTCGTGAAGAGGCGTTGCATTGGCGTCGGCGTGCCTAGAAGGGGGTGGGCCACTCACCTCTCCTTGACGACCGAATCCCAAATCTGATCCAGCATCAGCATCTCAGCCGGCGCCACGCTGCGGCCCACTTCCAGCGCGTGCTCGATCAGATGGACGAACGTCCTCTCATCATGGCTCAACTTGTGCCGCCACGCCATGATCTCCTGGACCATCCGGCGGGCTTCGGTTCGATCTTCGGGCAGCATGGGTGGCTCCGGGTGGGGAAGAAAAGGGTGGGTTTTGGGTTCAGGTACCCACCGGACCTCTGGCATGCCTACTCGGCCTCGGCCTCGCCGCTGGCCCGCTCGACCGGCACCCCCTTACCCACGAGATGCGCGATGAGCTTGCCCTCGGCCAGTGCCGCCGTGCCGTACGCCTGGAACACATACCGCACCGCCGCCGCCTTGGAGGTCGCATCGACGAGGTGGTCAACCCCGTGCTGCTCCCCTTTCCCATACATCTCGACGTGGTAGATGCGAGACTCCGCCATCACGCCCTCCGAATCGCCGTCACGATCTCGTTGATGCGCTCGGGGTCGTTGCGGTCGATCTCGTGCTTGATCGTAACGCTCACTGTATGCCCCTCGGGCTCGCCCCAGGTCCACGGGCTCCCAGGCGTATGCCCGCAAGCCTTCTGGAGCTGACCAAAAACCTGGTTGCGCTCGGCGTCGAAGTTGCCCGCATCGTCGAACCGCAGGAAGATCCCTAACCGCTTGTTCTTGCGCTTCTCGGTGTCGACCGTCAGGTCGTACCTCGCCCACGGCTTGCCGTTCTTCTCACCGGCCGCTACCTCGGCCTTGGTGATGAAGGCGGTGTGTTCGCCTTCGGCCATCGGGACATACTTGTCCGCCACGACCTCATGCAACGCCGCACTCTTGAATGCCTCTGCATCAAACGTCATTTCGTATCTCCATTGGTTAGACTCTCGATGACTCCTCCAGCCTTCTTCCACGCCTCGATCAGCGGGCCGAAGGCCGGTGTTTGGTCGGCCGCGTACGGCAGGTAGCGCTTCTTTCCAAGCGCACCTTCCCGCACATTCGTCCAACTGAACTTGATTCCGTTGCGCTCGGCCAGGATGACCTCATCGAAGTCCCGGCCAATCTTCCCCGCGAGCGCCTTGCCGGGGAGCACGGGGGTGATACGCATCCCACCGTTGAGCGTATCGACCTCCTTCTCCGCATGTGCTGTCACCACGACGTGGCAGCGCAGCCCGCACAGGATTGCCAGCAAATGCTCCATCTGCGTCTGGGCGAGCATGTAGTCGGGCTTGTCCAGCAACGCACGCTTGCCCGTGGTGTTCTGCCAAATGGCGCGGGTCAGCCCGGAGAGGGAGTCCAGCACGAGCGCCACGCCCGTCCCCCACGCTCCCATATTTCCCCAGTCCCGCCCATTCTGGTCGACGAACTTCTCCATCGAACCGATGATGCGGTCGAGCGGGCCGTTGATGTAGCGGTCGCGGTCGTGCTCCTGCCCGAGCTGGCTCTGGTTCTTGGTGCCGATCGACTTGATTTGCTCCCGCAGGTCCTCCAACGACCCCTTGATCGGCTTCACGTAGACCCAGCTCACCTTCTCCCGGAGCGCATCCCCGAGCACACCGTAGCCTTGCTCCGTGAAGATGCAGATGGGCTTCAGGCCAGCCACAAGCAACGAGTCGATCGAGCGCGTCTTGCCCGTGCCAATATCACCGAACAGTAGCGTCTTCGTGCCTGGAAGTGGCGATTGCATTGAGTCTCCGGATGTTGGTAAGGCCGTTCAGGTGCTGGACCAGATCGTCGACATCCCGCAGGAAGGTTCGAAGCTGGCTCTCGTAGGCTTTCAGGAGGTCGGCCGCCCAGGCGCGCTCCTCGCGGTAGACGAAGAGCTGCAACTCCGCCGGCAGCTCCTTGTTGTAGGACACGAAGTCGCAGAACGTCGCCCCGGTCACCAGCATGTTGTGCAGCACCTGCTTGACGTAGGCGGGCGGGACGCGATTCGCCTCAAGGTACTCGACGTGGATCGCGGGCAGCGGGCATTTGATCTCGACGATCCCGGCTCCACCCTCGACGAACCCATCCACCGAGCACCCGATTGGCAAGTCGGGCCAGTGGGCGAAGCCGGCGAGGGTGACGGTGCGCCCCGTTGCGGCCTCGTACGCAGCGCGCGCCACCGCCTCAAACTCCCGCCCCCGCTCCATGTGGGCGTTCGTGTAGTCGTCCACGACGGGCCTGCCTGTCAGCCGCTCGCACGCGAGCTGGTAGCGGTAATTGCGGCGCGTCGTGGCCTCACCCGTGCCCCGCCCCTGCGCGCACACGGCCTCGGCTTTGGAGCCCGTCACCCGGCCGGCACGGTCGGCGAACCAGCCGGGGGTGCCTTGTTCGTGGGGGCTAAGTAAGTAGTGGGACATCGGGTGCCGTCTCCTTCGTCTTCTTCGCACGCTTCGCAGCCTTGGGCTTCTTCACCGCCATGAAGCTATTGCGGGAGCCCCGCAGCGCCGCAAGCCGCACCGCAAGCTCCTCATCCGAGATCGCCTCGTCGCACTGGGCCAGTTCTGCGATCTCATCAATCATGGGGGTTGGCATCATGCGCCTTCGGCCGCCGCCTTGTCAAGCCCAATACCCAAGCGCGATGAGGATGAGCAGCCCTGCCCCCACGAGCACCAAGAGCGGCCACAAGCCTTGCCAAAGGTTCCCCATCACGATCCCTTCACCGCCGCCGCCTTGCACAGCTCGTAGAAGTGCTGCGCGAAGTCCTGGTCGATCTCAGGATGCGCGTAGATGTACCCAATGGCATCGCTCACGAACTGCGCCTGCTCGTGTGTGCGAATCGAGCACCCATCCTTCCCATGCTCCTCGATGCATGCCTTCAGCGCCTCAGCGCTGGCGTTGCGCAGATCCTTCTCACTGATCCCCGCATCCCGCGACCGTACGAACGTCGCCAGCGCGTTGCCGATGGTGCCGCAATCGCGCTCCTCGAAGGGCATTGGGAGGTCCGCAGCGAGGGCTGCAATCGGAAACGCGAGCACGAACAACATCCTTCTCATCGAAACCACCTCCAACGGTTGGCGAACGGGATCGGCGACAGCGGCACCGTGCAGCGCGCATTGATTTGCACCCGGTGCATCTTCACCTCATACTCCGGCGTCACGAGCACGAACTGCGAGCAAGCTGCTAGGGGCAGCGACGCCAGCACCCCTAGCAACCGACGTGTCATTGCAGGTAGAGGTCAGGCAACGTCGGCAGCGCCGGGTCGCTGAGCTGGTAGCACGTCCCTTCGGAGAGCGCACCCTCCGGCACCTGGGTGACGCCCGACGCCATTGGGTTGTACTCCCCCCACGTCCAAGTCCCCGAGGTCCCGCACTTGTAATTGGCCTCGGCGACGCCCTGCACATTCGTGATGAGGTCTATGTAGGTGCAACCGTACGGCCCGCAGCCACCTTGGAGGTTGCCAAAGAGCTCCGTCCGCTTGGTCACAGCCGCATGGATCGCCTGCTTGGCGACGTAGTAGACCGCCGTCCCGCGCGCGAACACCGACAACGCGAACGCCGCACACACCACTCCCGCAATCAACTTCTTCATTTGTCTTCTCCTATTGAGGATTGATGGTCAGGCTACCCCCGACCTCGGTACACCAACACGAGCGCGTGTTCCGATGCCACATCCAGACCTCCGAATAGGCTGCAACATTCCCCTGCCCATCAGCCAAGCTCGCCGTGACGGTGAAAGTTTGATCCGGCTGATCCTGACCAGTGGTGAAGTGTCCGCTGAAGGCATGGCGCTCGCCGTTGATCTCGACGTGGGCCGTCAGGGTGTCGGCTGGCTGGCCCGTGTAGAGCCAGCACGTCGAGGCGTACGGGTAGAGGGTGAAGGTGACCTCCGGAGTCGGCAAGGTGATCGTCTCGGGTGCGATCTGGGCCTGCGCGATGCTGGAGAGGAGAAGGAAAAGTCCCGCCCAATTTTTCATGTTGGCCTCACTTGATGAAGTAGTGGTAGTTCAGAAGCCACGTTTGGTACTTGGTGAAATCGGTGCTGTAGGCCCACGTCCCGCTGCCCCACTGGATTTGAGCGAGGCCATTGCAAACTTCGATGACCCCATCTACTGATCCTCCGGACCCTTGACCTTGAGCTACTCCAGCAGCACCACAAACCGCAGACGATACCGGGATCGGCCAACCGGGGTAACCTGTAGGGATTCCGTTTGTAGATGTCAGGATTACTTTTTCTTCCACTTGAACTAAATTGTCGCTGACTTGATACATGCCATAGCTGTTGGTGGAATCAATATCACCGGATGGGATTTGTGTACCGCCAACTGCAATGGTGGGAGTGTAGGATGGAAGCTGATCAGGCCAAGCTATGACTTTAGTACAACTTCCGTTTATAAAAGCAAACCCTTGATAGCATCCAGTGAAATTGGTATTGTTGGGTGATCCAATCCCCCCGTAGTTCGCGGGACCACCATTGGCAGAACTGTACCACCACCCTTGATAGCCACTTCCCTGTATGCGGACACCCATAATACCGCTTGTTGCATGGGTGTCCCCAATGTAGGTGACTATGTTTGATGCTGTCCAGAACGCGACACAAGCTGCAAGAGTCAGATGGTTACCTCCTTGATTACAATTGACATCATCGGGGGAGGCTGTTACTGGATTAGCTGTCCAAGGAGGTGCTGATATACCAGCGAAGGCTGGGGTGGTCATCGCAAAGGCAAAACATAAAACCCCAATCAATCTCTTCACTTCACGTCTCCTTCGGGTTGAGAAATTATGTTCAGTGTGTAGTTGATGTTTCAGCAGAAGCTCTTCTGCTCCCGGAATGTAATCAACCGCCCCGCTCGTATTCAGAAGCCATGAGGCGAAGTTCCTCAGCAATCTCTTCGGCCGCCTCCCTCAACGCTTGGGCCTTGGCTCCCGCCAGCGCGCGCTCGGCTGCTTCGGCGCAATCTTTCTCTTCAATGATGGCAGCATGAGCAGACATATCGGTGTCATGTGCCTGTCGCCTTAGCCTCTCAATCTCCGCATCCCTCTCGGCAATCATCCGCTCGTGGATCTCGCGGGGGATGGCGTCGGGGGCGTGGGCGGTAGTCGTAGCTGGCTGCATCTGCTGCACCCCGTGAAATGGACACCAAGCGCTATCGAATTTGTAGCAAGTGCAGTTCATTGCTCACCCTTCCCGGCTGGCGTCGGCCAGGGTTGGCTTCCCCTTGAGTGCAGCACGGACGCGTTTCGTCCAGTCTCTAGTCGCAATCAGGACGCGCCCGAAACCGTCAGCGCCCTCTTGCAGCAGAGCTTGGAAAGCATCCCGATCAGCCCTGTATTTGGCTTCCATCGCCTCAGCATCGGACCGAGCCGATCTACAGTCACATAACTCGCAGAACAGATCCTCTCCGGTTTCTGCAGATTTCCTCATCAGGCTTGCTGGATGCCCGCAACTAAGCTGCTCAGTGCCCTTCCCGGCTGGCGGTTGAGGGGCGGCGTAGAGTGGCATCCATCCTTCGTTACGCTTCTCGTGAAGCGATATGAAGTCTTCGGGGATCACCTCGCGTCGGCCGGTGCGCGGCACGACGCGCATCCACGCCACCGGCTTCGCGCCCCGGGGCTGGGCGAAGTATCCCCCATCTACCTCGCCCTTCGCGTTGAGTGTTTCGATGATCTGCGGTTGGGCGAGGGCGGCATCAATGCGTTCGACCATATGTCCATCAGCACACCAGTCCTTAGCTAGGATATCGCGGCACTCCCGCAGCAGTTCGCGCAATGGGTCAGTCATGGCAGTAGCTTTCCAGTTTTCCAGTACACCAGAGCGAAACAGATAGCAATTAGCACAAATTTCGCCTTCTGTGTCCAAACTACCTTGTCCATTTCCTCTCGTTGCTCTTTGGTCGGTGCGCTCACGTCCCCTCCCCCAACACCCTCTCAATCTTCGCCTTGAGCTCCCGCAGTGCCCAGCGCACCGCCCGCTCGCTGCCCTTCTCCCTGCGCACGACAGTCTCGGTGCGCCATTGGTGGATGGTTGCCTCCGGTACCCCACTCATGCGGGAGAGCATCGCCGGTCGAACGAGATTGAGCACATCCACAAGAGGATCGGAGGAGGACTGGGGCAAGGGATTGAATTTTGCCATGGTCGAATGTGAGTGAGCAATCACTTCAGAGCATCTTGATTATCAAGATGGCCAGAACGATGCATGCGAGGAATTCGAGCATTTGCTACCTCCCAAGGTTGAATTGAAGCTGTAATCCGCCGATCCACGCCGGATCATGGTTCCCGCCCGTCTTGCCGTCCAGATTCATCGTCCGCCCGACATAGGGGCCGGCGGAGAAGCGGCCGAAGCGTACCGCCTGGTACGAAGCGACGAACGCGAGCGTATCCCAATCGACCGCCCCTGTAACCGCCATCTGCCGGTAGACCCAGTTCGCCGACACACCGACCCCCTCGTACTGGTAGCCGATACCGACACCGCCCAGCACATTGCACCCGGCGCAGATCGCAGGGGCCATCAGGTTTAGGAAGAAACCCATCAGTTTGCTCCCAGGAGAATGCTTGCGAGGATGGCGGTGCCGAAAAGCAGGCCCAGGCCGAAGCCGATGCCGGCCATCAGCCAGCTCCAAGCCCACGCCTCGCGAATCAACTCGCTGAATGACTTCGCTTCGATCGGCTTCATTGCCTCGGCTCCACCAAGCGACCGTGCGCCAGAAATTCCTGAAAAACGGCCCGCAACGCGGGGAAACGGATTGCCATCGGCAGGCGGGCCGGCGCCTTGCCACTCTCCCGCTTGTAGGCTTTCGAGAACAGATCCACTTGATTGTGGAGATGGGAGATTAGCGTCTCAAAATGAGATTCTTCAGGGGTCATTCCGCCTCCACACACTCAAATGCTTCCTTGACGAGTTGGTTGAAGAGGGTACGCTGCTCCGCCGCCGCCCGCGCCTCCGCCTCCGCCGCCCGCGCCTCCGCCTCCGCCGCCCACGCCGCCGCCGCCGCCCACGCCGCCGCCGCCGCCGCCGCCCACGCCGCCGCCGCCTCCGCCGCCGCCCACGCCGCCCGCGCCGCCGCCCACGCCGCCCGCGCCTCCGCCGCCGCCGCCACCGCCGCCGCCGCCGCCGCCGCCGCCGCCGCCGCCGCACGCAGAGCCTCA